GGTGGATATACTGCATTTATTCACCCAGACTTATCAGCAGCTATTCGTTTATTACGTAAAGCTGACAACACATTCTGGGGTGGATTGGCACCAATGGACGACGCACAAGTTGCTCGTGTATTAGGCGCTAAAGATATTTGCGAAACTACTTTAGTTCCTGAGAAAGAAGTACTTATGTTAAACCTTTCTGACTACTCTATCGGTTTAGATAAAGGTGGACAAATCACTAACTTTGAAGCGTTCGATATCGACTTCAACAAACACAAGATGTTAACAGAAACTCGTTTATCAGGTATGATTGATGCACCTAAATCTATCATCCACATCAAAGTTACAACTACTGGTGAAATCTCAGGTGTAACTGATATGAACAAAGACGCTATCGACGCTTACAACTCTGAAGAGCAAAAAGTGAAAGACGCAGCTAAAGAACGTGACCAATTCGAAGCTGGTGAACGTAAAAAAGTGGGAAAGCCACAACCATCAGCGGGGGAGTCTCACCTAGGCTAGAAAATGGTGGAGACCATTTATAAAAGGTACGACCTATGAGAGTCTCTAGCATTTTAGGTGTATCATTGGGGCAAGTAGAGGACCCACAACACCCAGGAGTATTCTCCGACGCTATGAAAGAAATTCCGGTTACTGGCCTTCTCTTACGGGAGGGTCAGTATCCTAATAGGTCGGTAGAAGGAACTGTAACCAATGTAGCTCTACAAAACCGTATCTCAATCGTTATGGATTCACGCATTGAGAAACATATCTTCAATATCCGATGGGCGACTTTCGAAGGTGTGAAATTCGCTGTAACATCGATTGAAGTTAAGCGCCCTCGTATTGTTTTAACTTTAGGAGGTGTGTACAATGAATCTACTGGAGAAGCGCAAGCAACTTCACTCGAAGCTCAAAATGGCTTCTAATAACGTATACTTTAATCCGCCGGCTAACATCCAGCTTAAGTATCCGTGTATCGTTTATCACCTATCCAATACTCAGTCTCTCTTCGCAGAGAATTCCCGCTACCAAACGCAGTATAACTTTCGGTTAACCGTGTTAGATTCTGCAGCGGACTCAGAGTTGGTGGTGAAACTATTGGAAATCTTTCCGACAATGGATATCGTGAGTCAACACATCAGTGATAGACTATACCACACATATCTAGATTACAAAACATTTTAGGAGGAATACACACTAATGACAAAATTAGTATTCGACGCGGTTCAAGACCGTAAATATGAAAATGGTATCTCAAACGTGGCTTTATTCGTTTCTGACGGACAAAGCTGGTACAAAGAAGGTGTGGCTTGGAACGGTGTTTCTAAGTTCGCTGAACAACCTGAAGGTGGAGAAATCACTGCTATCTACGCTGATAACATTAAATACTTATCACTAGTTGGTGCTGAAAACATTAAATTCTCTATCGAATGTTACACTTACCCAGATGAATGGGCGGAATGTGACGGAAGCGCATCTTTAACTAAAGGTGTTAACATCGCTCAACAACCACGTAAATCATTCGCAGCAGCGTATATTACTAACGTGGCAACTGAAGCGAACCCTTCATTAGGACGTAAATTACACTTATTATATGGATGTAAAGCATCTCCTTCAGAACGTTCTTATGAAACAATCAATAATGACCCAGCTGCAATGCAATTCTCTTACTCAGGTGAATGCACTCCAGTTGCTGTTGATATTGAACAACACCGTCCAACAGCTTTAATCACTATTGATGAAGTAGAAGTTGGAGCAGACAAATTCAAGAAAGTCTTAGACTTCGTTTATGGTAACGAAACTAAGAATGCTAAAATGCCTAAACCAGGTGAAGTATTTAAATTAGCTAAGGGAGAAGAGGTAGCTTAATATGTTAAAACATCAAGTATCTTACAAAGACTTTGACAATAAGAGTGTGAAGGAAACATTATGGTTTAATCTTACACCACGCGATTCAGCAAAACTAACAATCAAATACGGAGACTTAGCAGCTTACGTTAAGAAAATCGAAAAAGAGAAGGACGCCGCAGCAATGATGGTGTTAATCGAAGACTTAGTGTTAACGGCTTATGGGGAACGTTCAGAAGATGGACGTCACTTCGTACGTAACGATGAAATTCGTGAGCAATTCAGTTACTCATTAGCTTTTGAGGCACTATTAGGTGACCTATATTCTGACGAAAAGAAAATGAGTAAATTCTTTGATGCACTCTTGAAACCACTAGTAGCAAGCGCAGGTAAATAACCATGAAACCACAAATCAATAGAACTGTCCCAACAGTGGACGATTTAGCTGTTGCACTAACTGAGGGTAAGTTTGGGGATTACGAAGTCCGTAAACAAAAACTCGGTGCGAAGTATGAGTCAATTCAGGCGTTGGCGAATTTATCTTACGGTATTGAGTCCCGTGAGAATGTTATTCGTTTACTCCGTGAAGCCGTTGCTGACGGTATCTATGGACAAGAGGAAACTCTCCGTCAACGTCTAGGTGACTGGTACGACGATGTAGTTGAACAATAGGCTAACTTAAAACTTAACTTAATCGTGAGGGGTGTTGAAATATACACCTCTTACTTTTTTTAGAAAGGAGAGATTGTTTAATGCTCAGAATTGACATCGGTACCACTGAGTATTGGGATGAACAGAATGAAGTTTTCGTCATGTCTGATGCGGAAGAAGTGTATGAGTTTGAACATTCCTTATATACAGTTGCCCTATGGGAAGCACAATATAAGAAACCGTTCCTAAATCCGCATAATGACATTACTGACGAAGAACTTATGGGTTATATCTTAATCATGGGATACAGACAGCCCATAGACATTAACAAGCTGACAGCCGAGCATTTGCAAGAAATACTACAATACATGAATTCTGAACAGACCGCTACAACAATTCAGCGTGGAACAGAGACACCCACTCAGAAGATTATTACAACAGAAGAGCTCTATGCATCGATGTTTGAATTGGGTATCGATGTGACTTGTGAGCATTGGCATCTCTCTAGATTTCTCACCTTGGTACAAGTTATGGCTATTCGTCAAGGCGGAGGCAAGAAGATGAACCCTAAAGAGGTGTTAGCTCAAAATGCCGCATTAAACGCTGCTAGACGTAAAGCTTTAGGCACGAAAGGGTGATAAAGTGAAGACTGGTATTTACCAATCACAAAGCTGGGCGGATGACCCAGTGCTCATTAGAGCTATAAATAGTGACTCTAAAGGTAAGATGAAGCGATATGGTCAACGGGGTGTAGATAGTCTTAAGAAGAATACACCAAAGCGTTCAGGTCAAACCGCCAATGGTTGGTTCTATCGTCTAACGCAATCTAGTGAAGGTGTCTGGGAACTAGAGTTCTGTAACGATGCACACCCGGAGTCTCCTTTAAATATTGCTACGCTTATTGACAGGGGTCACGGTACACGTACTGGTGGATATGTTCCGCCGTACCCATTTATTTATCAGTCACTGGAGGGTGTTATGAACATGCTCTGGTTTGACATTACAAAGGAGTTGTTTTTATAGATGTCTAGTACAGAACGTAACTATAAGGTTACAATGGACAAAAGTGATTTTGACTCCAAGGCGAAGGGGCTCTTAAGCTTCTTCAAGAAGATTGACGCTGATGGTAAGAAGTTATCTTCTATGGATACTTCTGGTTCGGTTAAAGGTCTTAAGAATATCCACGACGCCGCTAGGAATGTAAAGTTTGATAACATTACTAACGGGTTTGATACAATGCAAGCTTCAGCTAGCCGTAGCACGCAACTCATCAACGGGTTCATTATGGGTGTCGGCATTCAACTATCTAACTTAGCTGGACAGGCTGTTCAAACAGGATTGAAAATCGGGGATGCCCTAACGTTCAAAGGGGCTAGAGATGGTTTCCATGAGTACGAATTAAATATGGACTCTATTCAAACTATCTTAGCGAATGCCCCTGGGGAAACAACCCAATCGGTAAACGCTGCGCTTGACGAGTTAAACAAGTATGCCGATGACACGGTGTACAAGTTCTCTGATATGACGTACGCTATCGGACGTTTTACCGCAGCTGGTAATGACATGCAAACGTCTATTAAGGCGATTAAAGGTCTTTCAAACTATGCTGCGTCAGTAGGTGCTTCACCAGAAATCATGAAGAACGCCTATACGCAAATCTCACAAGCCTTATCAGCTGGTAAGTTCCAAGCGGTTGACTGGATGTCAGTACAAAACGCTAACTTGGAATCTGCTGGTTTGAAAAAGAAACTTGTAGAGAACGCTATTAGACGTGGGGACTTACAAGAGTCTGACCGTGACGAAGTATTAAGTAACTTCCGTGGGTCACTTGGGGATAAGAATACTAGAGGCTGGTTAAAAGCTGACAACTTCTTATCTGCAATGCAAGAGTTTGCCGAAGACCCTGCGATGCTAGATGCGGCGACTAAGGTTCGTACGTTCAGTAAATTAATCGATACATTACAAGAGTCGATTGGTTCTACATGGACGTCTACTTGGCGTATCATTCTTGGTGACTTTGACCAAGCTACGGAATTATTCACTAATATTAGTAATGCTGTCGGTGGCTTTATTTCTAAGATGAACGAAGGCCGTAACGTACTATTAGACGGCTGGTTGAATAAACTAGGCGGTCGTAAAGATATGCTTGAGGGTTTCGCTAATGTGTTAAAATACATTGGACAAGTCGCTGGAGTCGTATCTAAGGTATTCCGTGAATTCTTCCCTAAGAAAACTGCCGAAGACTTGAAGAGTTTCTCTACAAGTTTCTTGAAATGGTCAGAAGGGTTACATCTTTCATTAAGAAACATTACACGACTTCAAGATGCTCTTCGTGGGTTCTTCAGAGTCGTTCAGACTGTTCAAAATGGAGTTAAATTAATTGCTAAAGCTTTCCTAGACATGATACCATTCAAGGGTATTGGTAACATCTTACTTGCTGTAGGTGGTGCTATCGGGAAGTTTATTACAGCAATCGCCACTGGGTTTAATAAAATCCATGGACAAGCTTCTAAAGCTGAAAATAGTATATCTATATTTAAACGTATTGGTACACTATTAAACAATATCCTAACTTGGTTAGCCGGTAAACTTACAGAATTCGTTTACAAGTACGCTTGGTTCTTTGAACGTATCGGTGAGTTAGCTGCGACAGGTTGGATTAAATTCAAAGAATGGTTCGATAAAGTAATTGAGTGGGCCAAAGGTTTCTTTGAATTCTTGAAACCATATTTCGGTAAAGTGGGAGAATTCCTAAAACCACTTATGGATTCATTAGGACAAATGCTCAATACGAACCTTACTGCCGAAAACTTTGACAACCTACTAAACACTATTGGTAAAGCTATTAGTGACTTCTGGGGTTGGATTAGTGGACTCGGTGGAGGAGCATGGGAACAAATCACTTGGATTGCAGGTGTGTTTGGTAAGATGTTCCAAGGGTTCGGTAAAGCGACTGGCGAGACTAATGTATTAGAACGTCTAGGCGAAGCGCTTAAGAAAGGTGCTCAAAAACTAGGTGAAGGGTTTAAAGCAATAGAAAAGAGTATGAACTCTACCACTATTGGTAGGGCATTCAACTTAGCTGTTGCGGCCCTTATTTCAGCATGGGCGTTTAAGATGTATAAATCTGCCAAGAAGATTAACGCTACTATCGAAGAGATTTCATCAATTGCACAAGCTATCCGTAAACCGTTTACCGACTTAGGTAATGCGTTCAAGACTGTAGGTAAAGCTATGGCAACGAACTTAAAAGGTGCGGCGTTCGTACAATTTGCTATCGGTATTGGCATTTTATCTGGTGCATTATGGGTACTATCTACAATTCCTGCTGATAAGGCACTAGTTGCCGCAACTATCATGGGTCTTGTGTTCTTAGCATTCAGTAAGATGCTTAAGACTATGGACGGTACACTTAAAGACGTATCAGGTAAACAAATCTTACAATTAAGTGCATTCGTGCTTACTTTTGGTTGGGCGATGCGTAATATTGGTAAGACGATGTCTGAACTTGGTAAATTACAACCAGACCAATTACTAAGAGCTACTGGGTCAGTTCTACTACTTATAATAGCTCTCGGAGGTATCGTAACTGCTACTAAGCTATTCGACGTAGAGGGCGGTATTAAAGGTACTGTAGGTTTAGGTATAGCTGTTAATTTATTATTGATACCGATTAAAATCCTAGGTGAAATGGACACTAGTAAACTAGAACAAGGTGTAACCACAGTTCGAAACCTAATACTAACAATCGGTTTGTTATTGGTTGCTATCCAATTACCTGCGAAACTAGGTGGTAGCCTTAAACATGCCGCAGCGTCATTCCTAATGTTAGGCGTTGCTGTAAGTTTAATGGTTATTCCGATTGGGCTATTAGGTCGTATGCCGGAAGCCGTACTTAAACAAGGCGCTACTACGACCGTGTTATTAATGGTTGCGTTTGCAGGACTTACTGCTATTATCAACCACGTAAGTAAATCAGGTATGTCATGGTCATCCGTAGCTATGTTAGGTATGCTTGCTGTGGCTGTAAACATGATGGTACTTCCGGTGGCCTTATTAAGTGCGTTAGACGCATCTAAAGTATGGGGTGCAACGAAGACCCTAATTATACTTATGGCTACTCTGACCGGTGCTATGGTGGTTATTGCTAACTTACCAGACCCTTCAGCAAGTATGCTTAAGTTATTGGGTGTTACTGCTATTATGACATTGATATCCATCCCACTTGGGTTATTATCACTGCTTAACCCACAAAACGTTCTAGCGTCTGCTTTAGCGTTAGGTGGTGTAATGTTAGCCTTATCTGTTGCTATGCGTATTATCGCTGGTATGCCGATAACAGGTATTGCTAAACTTAAAGGTATCATTCTAATGGCTGGTTCGATAGCAGTTCTATCGTTAGCACTTGCTACGTTAGCTAATATTCCAGCAGACGGTTTAATCCGTGCGGGTGTTGCTATTGCGGCGGTTATGGCCGGAGTGTTAATAGTCGCAGGTGTTGTTGGTGCCATTCCACAAGTAGCCGCAGGATTAACTGTATTAGCGGGTGCTATCTCAGTAGTGGTTGCAGCTGTAGGTGGAGGTGCATTCCTATTCGGTGCCGGTGTTGCATTGATTGTAGGTTCTGTAGCACTATTACTTAATGCTATTAAAGGACTTATTCAAATATTCCCACAAATGGGTCAAAGTGTCGCTGACGGTATTAACAGTCTTGCCGACCAAACACCTAGAATTGCGGAAGGACTGGGTCGTCTATTCGATAACCTAGGTAATGCCGCACCAACGTTAGCAGCTAAACTTGCTACGTTCTTAGGTAAAGTCTTCATCGCAGCTGTAACTGCACTACCTTCGTTCTTTATTGGAGCATTTAGTGGATTAGGACAATGGTTGGCATCAGCCTTCGAAAGTCAAGGTCCTACTATTAAACTTGGTGCTGAGAACATGCTTAAAGGTGTAATCAGTGCATTTGGTAGTATGATTGCCGGTATCATGCGGTTGATTAACGAAGGACTTATCGGTTTCTTGAAACGTGTATTAGGCGGGTTACCAATCGTTGGCGACATGCTTAAAGGAACGATGGAAGCTATTGAGAACGGCGCTAAGAGTGTCGAACAAGGCTTTACATCTATGGCTAACAATATCGTTGGTGGGTTCCACGCGGCATTCCATAATAATAGCCCTGCTAGTGTGGTTGCTGAAGACCTTAAACTAATCAACGATATGCCGATGAACACTATCGGTGCCACTAAGATGGCTGAGTTAATGGCAGGTTTCGCTCCTGAAAAACATAAAGGAACAATTCAACGACAAGTTGCACTTATGTTCGACGGTATCGCTAAGAAAGGCGGTACATATCAAGAAGGTATGAACGCTGCTTACGAGTTCGTTAGAGGACTTAAAGAAAGTGGTACGTTGACTGAAGAAGAAGCCATCCGTATGATGACCCTATTCTCTGCTCAAATGAAAAAACAAGACCTTAAAGGACTTGGTCAAGAGAAGGGTAAAGAACTTGGTCAGGGTGTGGTTGACGGACTTAAACTTCCTGAAAACCTAGCCGGTATGGACGTTAAGAAACTTATCCAAGATAAGATGAATACGGGTGCTCCGATTAATGCAGATGTTATGATTAACCAATTGAAGGAGCAGTTTGCTGCACAAGGTCAAGAGTTACCTCAAGAGTACATTGACCAAATTACAAAGAGCTTCCCAAACGCTGACACTAGTGGATTGGCTACTCAAGCTACAGAATTAGGTGCTCAAACTACTCAAGCTGCGGCTGACGGAGCTGACGGTAACGCTGTCGCTAACAAGATTGCTGAAGGGTTGTCTTGGGGCGCTGATGGTGTGCAAGCTGCAGTAAGTAATGCGTTCACTGCTGGTCAAGGTGTATCTGTTAACTGGAGTACAGGGGTTCTAAGTAATGACCCTAACACATGGTTCACTGAAGCTGCTACAACATTCAGTGCACAATCTAATGCTATGGCCGCAGAAGCTAGCACTAAAGGGGATGCCACTTCAGGTAACTTTGAAGGCGCTGCTGCAGGACGTATTGGGGGTATCAAGGGTGTATTTGACAAAATTAAGTCTAACACCGAAAGTACCTTAAACAGTATTGATGCGAAATCCCCGGGTGACAAAGCTGGAAGTAGCTTCGTATCTGCTGTTGGTTCTTACATCAGTGAGGCAAGAGGCGCAGGTAATCGTGTCGGTGGCGGAGCTAAGTCTGCCTTAGAGTCTTCATCAGAGGGCTCACATGGCGTCGGTTCTTACTTCGGTCAAGGGTTTGTAAGCGGTGTAAGTAGTTGGGCAAGTGCTGCCGCTAATGCTGCTGCGTCAATCGGTAATGCTGCAATGAGCGCTCTACGTTGGGTCGGTATCGTACGTTCACCTTCTAGAGCGATGAAGAAAATCGGTTCTTACTATGGTGAGGGTGCTGTTATCGGTCTTGCAAGCTGGATTGATGAAGCTAAGAATACAGGTGAGCAATTCGGTCAAGCTATTCTTGATGCTGTTGATATGGCGCAAGGGCTTGATGAGCAACCTGTATATGAACCAAAGATTCGTCCTGTTATGGACTTGTCAAATGTGGATAAATGGAGTCCACAAAACTATAATGCCTTGTTGAGTGTCGACCCTGTAACTGGTGGTCCGAAAACTCAAAATGGAGGCAATTCCATTAGTAACGTGGTCAACGTGACAGTGAACGGAAACGCCAACGAGACTACGGTTCGAGAAATCGCATTCGAAGTTGACCGTATCCTAAAAAATCATGCTGAATCACAACAAATGTCGAAAGGATTGTATAGAGGATGGTAGATTTATTCCCGGGGGAATTTTTTATAAACGGAATTTCCGCCTTTAACGAATTTAAAACTATCATACAAGACCGTCCTGATATTATGGCTCCAAAGCGTAAGATGAATGCAGTTTCGCCTTACGCTTTCAACGGGGCTGTTTATCAAGATGAGCATGCGTATGAGAATACAGAGATTACTCTTAATTTAGCTATTTTAGCTCATGAGGAGGAGAGAGCTCTATATCGTAGAAAACTGTTTTACGCATTATCTACTGGTGGTTACGTCGATATTGAATTCTATTTCGACCCGGGCGTAATTTACCGTTGTGCTTTAGTCGAAAACTATTCTTATGCGAATAAGTATTTCTACGACGGAGTACAGACAACTGAAGTTAAGTTATCCGTAGCTCCATACAAAACAAAGAAAACTAATGCTATAGTATTAATTAGTGACCATGATAAACTGACAGAAAATGTTGAAGCTCCTGGACAGTTCTTTACAAGTTTCCCAACGTTTAAAGTTACCGGTTCGGGAGAGGTTTATATCACTGCAACGTCCGGAGATATTATACAAAGATATAATTTAGTTAACTTAACAAACGACACTCCAATTGTTATAGATAACGATATGAAATTCGTGTACGGATTAACTTATGAAAGTCGGTATACTACTTCTGTAGAAATAAACGCCAACCTAAAAATGAAAACTCGTGAGTTCATGAGGATTCCTGGGTCATACCGTATAACAACTTCAGGAAATATATCTGAACTATCGGTTACACCGAACTGGAGGATTTTAGTATGATACCTATCTTATATGATAAGACGTGTAAAAACTGGCCTGGCGATTTTCAAAATAACGGTCTAGGTCTTATTACGCACGCTCTTAAATGTGAGGTTACCGAAGAACGTAATGGTCCGCTTGAGTTGGAATTAACCTATCCGGCGAATGGTCCATTAGCAAAGACGTTTGAGTTTCACCAATTAATTTTAGCTAAACCTAATAACGTAGATGAGGAACATTTATTCCGTATTTACGATTTAAATAAAGACGTGGTCAGTGGTACTATAACTATTAATGCGTACAGTCGTACTAATGACTTCGGTAGCTGTATGGTCGGTGATGTAACGTCAGTTCAACGTGACCCACAAGCTGTATTAGACTTAATGCAGGAGAAAATGATTAACAAGCTACCATACGGGTTCACGCTCAAATCGGATATTCCTGCTAAGGACACCGAAGTTGATATTTCTCAGTATAAATATAAGAATCCATTAGAATGTCTTGTTGGTACTGAGTGGTCATTTGTTCACCGTTTCGGTGGGGAAGTTAGACGTAAAAATACGGGTATTGATATCCTTGGTAAACGTGGGTTTAACCGTGGTAACGTGGTTCGTCCTGCTAAGAACTTGGAGGGTTTCAAATACAATATTAGTGCTAAAGGTCTAGTAACTGCTATTTTACCATGGTGTAAATACGTAGATGACAAGCAAGTCGAACACCTTGTTGAAGGTGACGTTGTAATGTCTAAACACGTTAGTGACTACCCTATTGTGTTCTTCCAAGCTGTTGATTTCTCTCAAGAAAAGATTGACAAGAAAGACGGAACACAAGAAGATATTAAAACTAAGGAACAACTGATGAACCACCGTAAGGTAAAACATTGGTTCTCTAATCATGACAATATCGATAAACCCAATACATCAGTTGACGTTAACATTAAACAACTATCCGATACCGGGTATTACACAAAAGCTGAACTTGCTGCTTTAGAACAATTTAGTGTATGTGACACGGCTACGTTTTATGTACCAAGTCTAGATATCGATATGCCGATGAAAATCACTAAGATTAGATTTGATGTATTGTCTGAAACTACTGTTGAATTATCCGCGGGTAGTACGCATAACAGTCTTTATGAGAAGATTACTGCCGATACTACTACAAAGAAACTTGAGGACTTGAAGGACTATACTAGACAAATTGAGTCTAATTTACGTGAATATGTGACTACTGCCGCTAATGGGGTTAACAAAGTATACTATACTTCAGAACTGCCAGAAGGAAACGACCATAAAGTTGGGGATATTGTATGGCATCAAGAGAACAGCGATAAGACTCAATTATACGTATGGGACGGTCAAGCTTGGGTACCTGAGGCTAAACCTCTGGACAAAGAGAAGATTACTGAGGCGGTTAACAATGCGGTTAAGGACGCTCAAAATAAGTTACGTGCGGATGTTAACAATGATTTAACTCAAACGGAAGAGCATTTAACGGACATGATTGCCACTGTTCGTAGACAGAGTGCTCTAGAGGAGCAAAGGCTAGAGTCACGTATTGCTAAAGTCGATAGTGACTCTAAAGTAACGATTAGCGAAGTCAAAAATGAACTTGGTCAGCTTTCCACTAAAGTGATTACCAGCGATGGGTTTAAAACAAATCTTGTATCAACCTTACAAACAGATACGGGTATTGTGACAGACATCGTTAATAACATGATGATTGGCGAATCTAAAAATTTAATATATGACCCAACAGCATTCAAATATTTTGAAGATAAGCTGAATGTCATAAATACTACTGAGCAGAGTGTGGATGTTATCACACCATTTAGAGCTTCGGATAACCCTAGTTACAAGGCTATTGAAATGTCCGTACGTTCTGACGACGAAGACCTTGGCTATGATGGCAGTCCTTGGAATATAATTGACGAACGTTCTGCAGGGTGCAAAATTAAATTAAACAAAAATTTAGAAATTGGTAAAACATATACTCTACTATATAATCTAACAAAAACACCTAGATTTGATAGAAAAAACTTATTACCTAATACTAAAGATAGTGTTAAAGTTACATCCAGTATGATTCGTATATATCCTAAGTCTGATTTTAATTATGGGAATACTTATAATGAGTATAGTATTACATTTAGTGAAAGTGATATGTCAAATCCTAATATAAATACCGGTTATTATGGAATCTATTTGAAACTTAATAAACCGTTAAAACGTGGTCAATATGAGCTAGCATTTGATACCAAAGGTACATTTGGACGTCTTAGTATAGATTATTTGGATTCTTCTACAAAAGACATTAAAAATGGTGCTCATAGTTTCTCTGACCGAGGATTGCTGAGTGATAGTAAATATTACTATCATAGGTATAACATTAATGTTGACCAGGACATGGATGGTAGAATAGGCCACATTAGACTTTGGTTCACGCAGCCTATTTACAATAAAATAACTTTTAAAAACGTTAGAGTTAAAAGAGTTGAGCATACGGATGCAACACCAACAGTTCAATTTAATAGGACGAAATCTATCACGCCAGGTATTGGACAATTGTACAAATTCACTGTTGGTCAGAACGATTATATCGCTACACCAGACATAGAACTCAAATTCCCAATAGCAAGTGCGGATTACAAGTTATGGAATTGGGTACTTATGGAGGGTGACTGGACAAAAGAGGATATTATCAAAGCCGACGTCGATGGAGTTAATAAGCCATTAAGTCGTTTAATTGAGAAGAAAATGTCTGACTCATGGGCTATCTCACACTTAAACGGTGCAGGTGACCTTGTATCACAGATTAACTTAAACAAGTCTGGTGTACGTATTAAAGGTGAGAACATCTTATTAGACGGTGACGTACAAGTGTCAGGTAAAGCATTCCTAGACGGTGCGGTGATTAAGAACGGTTCTATTGGTACTGCTCAAATTGCAGATGCAACAATCACGAATGCCAAAATTCAAGGACTTGACGCGTTGAAGATTACTGGTCTAGAGGCCGCTATTGGTAAGATTGTTACTCAGGACTTAATCGCTGACCGTATTAGTGCTAAACAATCTATCCGAATTGGTAATGATGCGTGGATGTATATACGGAACAATCGTCTACAAATACAAAAAGGTAATGGTAACAACACTGACTTATCTATCGAAATTTCGGGACGTATGCTTGGACCGACATGGTTATATGGACGACCTAGTCGAATGAAATATGTTCCGGTAATGACCAATTCGTCATGGGATGCTGCAGTTGAGGGTATAGGAGGATATCCCCCCGTATATGGTATACGTTGGATGGGTCTTGTGGTCTGGAAGACGGGTGTGTATCTTCACGTAGACGACGGTAGTGCGACTAACCACCACTACTATGTACAACTTACTAAAGCCGAAGACCAAGGTAATATTGAGAATGGATTGAGAGGTTAATATGGAAGATAAAGAAAAATACTTATATGTCATTGAGAAACTAACTACTGAAGTAGCAGCTGGTAAAGTTCATATTGCTGAACTAGAATACAATATTGCTGTACTAGAGCGTCAAATTCGTATTCTGGAGAATAACCCAGATAAAGAAGAGACGGCTGAGTAGTAATTTGGAGCCCGTGTACCATACATGGGTTCCTTTATTTTTCAATTCGCAAAATTTACATGGGATAGTATGAAAACCAATAAAAATTAAAGGAGATGTTACAAATGATGGAATTTGTTAAACATTTAGAAGAAGAAAATATTAAATTGGATAGAAAAAATGAAGAATTAGAAGCAAAAATTCGTAGATTAGAGTTAGAAAATCAAGAATTGAATGACCGCTTAGACGCACAAGTTAATGGTATGGTATCATTAGCAGTTGCCGCATTAAGCATGTTAACATTCGTATTATTGAAATATTTTAACGTAATCTAAGGAGAAGTTTCTACTTCTTCTTTTTTTTCGCATTAATTACATACGCTATTATGAAAGGAGATGATTTATTATGGAACAAATCGTAGGATTATTAGCAAACTTAGTATGGTTAGTTATTGGAATGATTATTTTAGGAGGTATGATGATTACTTATGCCGCCATTCAAAGAATCAAGAAATGGGCTAAACATTTTAAAGGAGCGAAAAATGCGATTAAAGATTTAGACGTTCATGTTAAAGGAATCATGAGAATTAAGTAGGGAGCACATAGCTCTCTATTTTTGTCGAAAGAAATACATAGGTTATAATGAAACAAAATAAAATTAAGGAGATGATTAATATGAAACTAGGAACATTATTGGACCAGTTAGATGTTAGAGAGGTTTTGGATAATATAGAAATCGATGATATTTATTATATCGATGATTCAGACGATTTAGAGTTTGTACGCGGAGAAGCCCGCGACGGACGTGAAAAGTGTGAAGCATTGATTAAACAATTTAACGATGCATTATCAGAAGTCGGCTCGTCATTAGACCCAATAACGTTTGAAGATGTGGTAGCATTGTTAATTACTGCTCTTACATTGGGAGAAGCTTAGGCTTCTTCTTTTTTTATTCGTAAATTTTACATACGCTAGTATGAAACACCAAAACAAAAAATAAATTTAAAGGAGGACGTTTCAAATGTCAAAGAAAGATGTTAAAAAAGCAGAGGTTGTAGTAGAGGAAACAACGGAGGTTAAAGTAGACATTCAAGATACGAAAACTAAAGTTCGTAACTGGTTCGCTAAAAAAGGGACACAAGCAAAAGAAGGTGCTGACAAAGCAATTAAATTTGTCAAACGTAATGCTATCCCATTTGGAGTAGGCGTAGCCACAGGAACAGTTATCGCAGCAAAAATTATGTTTACAGGAGCCACTGAAGAAGAATTTATTGACGATGCTTTAGAAGAAGACGTTGATGTTGACTTAAATGATGACGTTAATGATTTAGTTACAGTTGGTGACGAAGAAGAAGATTTGGAGGATTAATCCTCCTCTTCTTTTTTTGTCGAAAAATATACATAGGTTATTATGAAACAAAATAAAATTAAGGAGTGATAAAATATGAAGATTAGATTTCAAGATTCATATCACATTGTTAACGACTATATTAATACATTAGATTTAGAGGAGTTAAAATTATTAGCAACATTACATAATCTTAATTGCGTAGCAGTTAGAAACGATGTTGAAAATACATTGCTAAATAATGGAGACATTAAAAGGGTACTAATGGATTTAACTACAGAAGTCGTTGTGAAAATGGACAGACTAGTTATTTTATCAAAAATTGTTAAAGACTTAGAGGAAGCTTAGGCTTCTTCTTTTCGCACATAATACATGTCCTATAATGAAAAGGAGATGATATTTATGATTATGTTATTTGCATCAATTATGATTTGTATTTTTACTATTATTAAATGTACGGCAAAATTATTTAAATTAGTGCCTAGATTTATTAAAGGGGTAAAAAATAAAGAATGGGATAAACAGGTAACAAAGAAAAGAAAAAATGTCAGAATCGGAGGGAGCAAATAGCTCTCTTCTTTTGTCGAAATTTATACATACGCTATTATGAAACAAAAATAAAATTTAAAGGAGATGTTTCAAATGTCAATTTTTAAGAAAAAAGAAGTAAAATTCAAACAAGCAAAACAAATGGTCGATGCGTTTATCGATGAAATAGAGTCTTTGGATGATGAAATTCAGGAAGAAGCTATTGAAAGAGGTATGAGCGGTATGGAGCAATATCTTGATTTA